GAGGACCGTCTGTGCGATCTCGCGGACCTGACGACGGATGTCGATGAGTAGACGGCGAACATTGACTCTGTCGAGTGCGGAAGCAGCGACCTGGAGTGTCTTCTGGCCCCAGACCACGATTCCGCCGTTGGGATTGGTTCCGCTGCGTGCGGCACCAGGGAAGGCTACGATCGGGTTGACAGAGATGTCATAGAGGTTGTCCATGTCGTTCTGTGAGAGCCTGACGCGTGGCTCGAGGGCAACGTCTGGAAGAGCACCGCGGGTGAATCCTGCAGGTGCGAACCACGGATGTCCGACTCTGTCGTTCAGAGCCAAGGCTCCGAGGACGAGGACTGAGGGAGGAACGTTGAGGTTGACTCCCTTCGGGTCTCTGTAGAGGACGTCTGGGAAGTACGCCGCAGAGAAGGAGGTGTCGACCGAGCGGTCCTGGAAGTACTGCTTCGTCTTGAGCACCGACGGAAGCTGTGTGTCGACGTAGACTATGTCTCCGTTCTCGTCGAGTTGCTCGATGTCCATGACGTAGAGAGCGTCGAACCTCTCCTCCACTGCGAGAGTTGCTGCGTCGGTGACGATCTCGTGGCGAATGCCTGGGACTGCGAGGAGCTGGATGTCAACGTTGGTCGTGTTCTTCATGACCTCGAGCGCCTTGGCATATGCTCTCACGTTTGGTCCCTTCTCGAGGCCGCGCGCGGAGTCAGTCATGTCGCCTGTGACGGCCTTGTTGTTGATGGCTCTCTCGTCTGCGTCGAAGATGTTGACGCCGTCGAAACCGCCCTGCATCAGGAATGTAAACTTCGCGAACTGCCTGTTCGTGTTGATGTCGTCGGTCTTGAATGCCCTGACCTTCGCTTCGTCTCCACTGCTGACAGAGGAGATCTGTGAAGAGAACTTGGTTCCTGCACCGCCGCTTCTGCAGTAAGCAGCGTAGGTCCACTTGTTCGGATCAGCGAGGTTGTTGGATCCTGTGACGACCTGGACGTTCTCGAGTGTGAAGAAGTTGTTGCAGAACCTATCAGAGTCGATCACGCCAAAGTTGGCAGAGTCTTCCTGACCAGGGTTGCTTCCCGTTACGAACTTCGCGTCGGTCACTGCGAAGCTCGGGAAGAACTTGGCGAATGAGGAGAGCGAGGCGTTCGCAACGGTATTGTCGTTCTTCTTTGCGAGTGTGAGAGGATGCTCGAACTGAGCTCCCCAGTAGAACTTGGAGTTGACGGTCTCTCTCGTCGACCACTCCTCTCCGTTCGTGATCTTGAACCTGAAGGGGAGTGGTGGAGTGACGAGTCTCTTAGAAGCTGTCGCGACCGCGAGGACAGAAGCGTCAGCGCCCAATACGCTTTGCATTGGAGACGATCCTGATGTCACCAAGTGGTCGATTCCACGGAAACCCATCGGAATCGCTGTGGGATCGACGAATCCGTTCTCGACTTCCTCAGCAACTTCTACTCTGACGTAGTTTGAGCGGTTCTCGTAGTTACCTTCGACGACGAGTCTCTGTTCGGACTCCTCTCTGTCGAAGTCGTAATAGGCGTAGATGTCGCCGATGACCTTGGCGATGTACCTGTCTGAGGTAGGATCGAGGTTGACGCCTCTGTAGACTTCGTTTGCAACTTCCTTCTTGTCTTGGTCTCTGTCGTCCCACTGGCGAAGGACAACGTCGAACGATCCGTACTTGTTCAATGGGTCGTTGGAGACTACGAGATTCTCGACAGAGACCTTGAAGTTGGTGGACGTTCCTGCGCCGTCGTCGAGGCCGTGAAGTTTGAAGAGATTCTGTGACTTGCCACCGAACTTCTGTGAGACGACCCAAGGAGAAACGGCATGGCCAAATCTGTCCTCAAAGTTTTCGTAGTTAGGAACTGTTGCAGAGCTCTGGTTTCTTCCGAGCGAAGACGTGAGGATGAATGCGGAAGGCTCTCTGCTGTTCTGTCCTATGACCGATCCTGCTCCGTACAGCGTGTTCAAGAGACCAGAACCTGTCACGACAGCAAGCGAAGGATGGACGTCCCAGTTAGCATAGAGATAGTGTCCCGATTCTTGAATCTTCTCTGGGTCTGTGTTGAACACATTGGCAAAGTAGTTTGCAGAAGTGGGATCGAAAGAAGCTGTTATGGCATTTGGATGACGTACGTCTGTGCCCTTGTGACCGTTGAGCAAGAGGACGAACTCCTGCTTTGGAACGCCACCAGAAGAGAGGACGACGGCACCGAGAGCATCACCCTTTGCTGTTGAATCAAGTCCAAGAGTCGTGGCCAAAGGTGCGCTGCTGTCTGAGCCGTGCGAGGACGAGAGTCTCAAGAGAACGCCCGAAGGTGCCATCACGACGCCTCTCACGATCGGAAGCGCTGTGTTGACGCCTGGTGTCACCGAACCGGCGCCTTGCAGTCCTGCGTCGCTGAAGAATGTCGAGCCTGCAGACTCCGACATGAAGCATCCGAGGAAGTAAAGGCGACCAAGCGCGCCGCCATCAGCAGCGTAATCGTTGTTGTCTAGGACGCCGCTTGTTCCCGGAAGTTTCTCTCCGACGACGAAGCCTGCACTGGTGACGCCGCCGGTGACGGTATCTCTCTCTTTTCCGTCACCGACTCCCAAGACCTTGAGGTAGGTAACAGACTGAGCGTTTCTGAGCCATTCAACAACTGCGAGTGGTCCAAACTTCTTTCCATCTGTCTGACCGAACTTGGAGTACCAGTCTGAAAGATTGCCGACGGTGATTGGTACGAAAGCCGGGCCCTTCAGAGATGTACCCACTATTCCTGCTGGAATGCCGACGGGCTGTTGCGTAGTTGGACCTGAGATGTCGATCTCTCTTGCCGTTACGCCTGCGCTTCCGAATTTCAGTTGTGCCATTTATCTGCTCCCAATTTCTTTCTAACTATGTGCCTGAAGTCGAATTTCAGACGAATTGCACGCCACTATTTGTGATGATGAAGTCGATTGCGATGTATTCCACCACTCTCGTCGGAACGACCACGATTCGACCGTTGAGGCGGTTGAGATCGACATCATCCTGTGTGTTGTTTGATTCATTCATCACGACCTGGAAAGCCTCGACTCCGGCCTGTGCCTGAATGAGGCTGAGCTGGAACGAAGCGTCTGCAACGAATCCATTTCTAACGGTCGGAGTGTTCTGCTCGAACACAAGTCTCTGTGCGATTCCGATGATGATGCGCTTGATCTCGAGCATCAACCTGCGGACGTTGACTCTATCGAGAGCCGACTTGTTGATCTGGAGGGTCTTCTGACCGTAGATCACGTAGCCGAGTCTCGGGAAGGTGGCGATCGGGTTGATGCGCGACTCGTAGAGACGATCCTTGTCAGCGCTGTTCAAACGTACTGCAACGTTATTGACGAAGTCGAGTGCTGCTCTGTTGAATCCTGCCGGTGCGAACCAGGGGTAGGCGACTCTGTCGTTGAAGGCGAGGGCGCCGACGGCCGCGACTGAAGCAGGCACCTTGACCTTACGCCTATTGGCAGTGTCATCGATGAAGACTTCCGGGTAATAGACGGCTGCGTAGTTATTGTCTATGGAGCGGCCATCAAACGTGTTAGTTGTCCTCGTGACGTTCGGCTTTTCAGTCGAATCATCATAGAGCCTGTTTCCGTTATCGTCATATGAGGGGATGTCCATGACGTACATCGAGAGGCCGTAGTCTCTGACCTTGCTCATGACCTGATCGGTGATGTAAGGCTCCTTGATACCAGGTATCACGAGGAGATTGTTGTTGGCCTCCATCGGGTTCGTTGCGATGTCGGCTGCCTGCAAGTAAGACTTGACACCGTTATTGTTGACGTTGAGTCCCGAAGGATTGGAAGGCGTGAGTCCTGAGAATCCGCTCACGCTAGTAACTTCTGCGCCGCCACCTGCGTCGAAGGAGACCGACTTGTCGTTGAGGCGGCGAGCGTCTCTGTTGAGGAAGTTGGTTCCATCGAATCCACCGTACATGAAGTTGGTGAACTTGGCGTATCCAGAGAACCTGTTGTAGACGGACGCCGACTGAGACGAGAGGAGAGTCGCGAGCGTCATTCTCCTTCTGCTGCCCGAAGTCGTGTCTGTGATCGTGTAATCGGTGCTGTCGACGCTAGCATTTCTAATGTAGGCAGCCTCTCTCATGTGGTTGTTGATGGAACTCGTGAGATCGTTGACAGACGTGTTGTAGAGCGCGACCTTTGCAAGCGTGAACTTGTTGTTGTGAAGGTCGTTGGCAGTCGAACCTGTCACAAGAGCATCCAGCTTCTTGATGCCACAGAACTTGGTGAGTGACTCAAGAAGCGGGTTCTTCTCATTGACGACGTTGGCATTGAGAACGTCTGTCGCAGTGGCAGACGAA